GGCTTCTGCTTTTCCAGTGGCTTTGTAGACAGTTGTTCAGACTGTTTACTTTCGGTCATCGCCAGCGCCAAGCAAGCTTGCTTGCTTTACGCTTCGTGTACGAACTGACTGTGAATGAGGCCTCATCACTGAGGCCCACACACTGCATCTGCGTAGTTTCATTCGCACTAGCCTGCCGAATGGAAGGTCGACGCCCTTCGGTAAAAAACCGAAGAAGCATCTTCCAACCATCAATCGGCTGTCTAATAGCGCGTGACTCTACGACAAGAACTCTATACTCTTTTCTCTGTAAATGGAGATTAGAGCGAGTCTTGATAGGTCGGTGAACCACAGGGTCACCAGCGACTGAGGGACAGGCTAAGCCCATCTCTCGGTTTGGTATGAACGGGACCTTAAAGGTACCCAACATACGTATGACTTCGTCATACATCTGGTAGAACTGTTTATCATAGGCTGAATTAGCATAGCTAATCCAGCTAGTATAAACATCAGGGCTTAGTGTTGACGACCAAACTGTCCGTAACCGGACAGGTGTGACTTCTTCGCCTCGAAAGGCGTCGCAGCCACATGACTCTCGGAAGAGTCCTTCGGTGCAGCTCTTATCTTTATTGACTTTAAGTCCAAAGAATTCGAGCTGTTCGATCGCGTCCGCGGCAAACGCCGTTGGTACGATCACGTCATCACCATACACGTAGATACTCTTACGAGTACTAGCATTAGGTGCTGCTGCAACAAGTATTGCCCAAACCGTAAGCGCTAATATGGGAAAGCATAAAGCTGATCCCATAGGAGCAAACTTCGATAAGGGTAATACCCTCTTGTTGGGGAGCATCGTTGACTGACTTCTCGTATTCTCAAGTATGGCAACTAGCCATTCGGGGAATATGAGTCGAATAAGACCAAGCGAAACTCTATCCGAGGCCTCATTGAGGTCGAGGGTAGATAGTGAACCGTCTATTGACCCGAAAAGGGCCAACATTTGATTCACGCTTTGGTCTGTGAAGTTGACATGACCCTTTGTTAAAGGGTGATGTTCAACATGCTGAACTAAGGCCCGAGATATGCCTTGCTGTATCCATTGTAAGTACAATGGTTCACAGCTAATCAATCTAGGACCACGTGAGTCCTTCGGTACAAGGATAACCTTGGCCGGAGTCTCTTCGTTTCCGATGGATTGAATCTCATCGAGTCGATCGCAGACATGCTCAAGATTAGTATAAAAATACTGATCAAGAGGATAACTCTGCAATACGCGATCCGGAATATTGGTCCAAAACCATTTACCCCAAAGCCGTTCTCCAGTGGAGACGGCCCCAGGTCCGTGGCGAGGAACAATATTCTTGGCGTCGAAACGTGCGAGTAGCCTGTTTAACAGGATTCGCGCACGACGCGCAACCCTAGTGGCGCGTACCCCAAAAGAGGTACACTTCGTTAGGGATGCATTAAGCTCGTTGGAAAACCTTTCCAACCGCTCGTTCTGGCAACGAACCTCGTCCTCAGCAAGTATAAACTTGGAGAGAACGGATTCTTCCTGATCAGTCGTATAAGGCAGTTCATACTTGTAAAACAAGTAGAAAACCTGCCTTAAGTGCCTAATGCAATCAACACAGGGTGTTGGATGCACTCTGCCGTCCGGTAGGAACACCATCTGAAACAACTCACCTAATAATATAGGAAGTTGAGTCTTCTTGAGCTTTCGCTCAAAAGGACAGTTTAGTATGGAGTTACTGGATAAAGCTCTATCAAGAGCTTTTCCAAGACGGGGTAGGGTTTTCGTAAGAAAACCCATGCCTTCCCGAGCATAGCGCCGTTCCATCTTTTGGATGGTAAGACGACATGCTCGTGGTGTGAACACTTCACTGTGCAACGTTTGGACGTCACGCAGTAAAGCGGCGATGATCCTTATCGGATTATCTTGACTATTGCTAGGATCCAAAAGGACTCCTTTCAAGAGTACGCTTACACTACGTGACACTAACTAACGAACCGAAGTAGCGTCTCCCACAACTCAATCGGAGATATCACGATCTTGACAGATCAGATATCAAGGACCTTATTGTGGAAGACCGGATGACTGTATGGGTTTTAACCCATCTCGTCTATCTCATCAGTTCAATTAATCTTGAAAGGTTGGTAAACCTTTCTTGACTAAAGGAAGGATAAGATCCGCAAGGGCATGATGTCCGTAATCACGACGTTTCACCTTAATGGTGATAACGACGTGCTCGGCCGTCACACGCTTGTCTATCTTCAGGGACTTACCCCAGAACAGTTTCATTACTAGCAATAGTAATGACACAGCGAGTTGAGTTGAGAATTGTATTTTCATACGATCTTAACAGACTCGCTTGACGCTTAAAGCGTCTCGTTCAAGAGGGCAGCTGCACCATTACCGGTCCCGTTGTGCAAAAGAGTTGCGCCGTCGGTAGTACCGACGAACGACAACAAATTTGCCAACAGGTCTTTGGCATCATTCAGATCATCAGCAACCCCAACAGGGATGCTGAGTTTGATTTGGGCCACGGTACGAACCTTGTCACCCGCCGTGTTCTCCGAGGTTTTCTCGAAGATAACGACAGACTGACGAGTTTCTGATGCACCTGTACCGACTGTCTGATGTTTAATCGACAGTCTGTACGGCAGGCCAACTGTCTCAGTAATTTTCTTAAACTGAGTCGTTTGCCCGGTTGTCAGCATACGCTCGAATTCAACTTCGGCGTTGCTACGGTCCTTGACTTCATTAGTGTTGAGTGTATTGCTTAGCATACGTTACCCGCATTTACAGCGCGGGGACTGTGTTTAGCCGTGGCGCTTGCCTAACTTCCTCGAAAGGAATAAGGCACTCGCCAGTGTGAATTCTTTTAGGTTCACACCACTCGACGTTATCGAGCTTATGAGATGAGGACTGAATTGACGCCTATGATAGGAGTCTTCAGTCACCCAGCTACACGGTACCATTATCGAAACAGGGCCATTTACAGAATTTTGTGCAAAGCACTCAATTCTGCGTCTGACCTTGATCGAATAACAGCACCTGTATATGACTGTTGATGGTTCGAAGTTACGTATCTTGAATTGATCAAGCCATCGACTCACGTCGAAGACCCAATCAACCACGAACGTCCATGGAATTGCGTTCCATATGATAGCAGGGTTAAAATTAACCCCTAAGCTATCCAGTAACGCACCGATATGAGCAAGCTCTTTCGGTACACCTTTAAGGTGATATCCATAGTCAACCGTAACTACGAGCGAGGCGTCGCCTACGCTAACTTTGCGACGGGCGTTAAAGCCCTGGTAAAGACCAGGACTAACGAGTACCGTTACATCGCTAGACGGAAACAACCCACTCAGACTTTGTCTATAGTGACTAGTCTGATAACGGAGTTCGTTGGCATATAGTCTTTCGACTTGTGCACGGACTCCGGTGACTGCAGAATAGATACCCTGCAGGTCTCGAATCAACGGACGGATGTTAAACTCCGATTGGAGGTAACTATCCGCAGAGGACTTGAGCAGTTCCTTAAGCGTTGCCTTCCCGTGAGCTAGCCCTTTAAAAAGGTTTCTCACGCGAGACAGCGTTCTAGGCAATGAGCGGAAGTCTTTCAACTCAATCAACGAATTGATGAGTGAAACTTTCGGCTTAATACCTGGGAGAGTGCACGCAAGTGCATTCACAAGGAGTGCGTCAAGATCAGGAACAGAAGGAGGCACCGGTTGCGTACCCATGTATTGGTTAATCGTAGCTAACCCGTTTAACGGATTAGTTGCGCTACCAAAACCATGAGTACCTGCCGTTGCATCCCAATCCGCGCTGGGTGTAGTATGCTTATAAATATAGTAATGCGGGTTAGTACTCGCAACACTATACGCATACGTAGGTCTGGGAAGTTCAGTGGTGCGCCTATAATGGCTACAATCATTGAAATTCCCATAGCCGCAGCTATAAACAATATCTTCATACGAGTTAGTATAACTCGATTGAGATCTGTTAATAACTTGGCCATTAGGGATTGAGGGATTACTCTTTGTAGGAGTAATACCTGTCTCTGACCAACCAGCGGTGGTATTTGTTCGACTCTTCTTCATATACTGCACGGTGAATGATTCACCTTTGGTGAGCCCACAAGGG